CTGCACCTGAACTAACGACAGATGCGCCTGAACCTATGTAACCTGCCATGTGTTATTCCTTTTTTATCCCTGTTGTGTTCTATTCAAAGCTATGCAATGGGTTATGCGTTTGTTTTATAAGTACCTGCTACCATAAGGTATCTACCCGACCCTGCCGAGGTTGGTGCGCTACTAACTGTTCCATTATTTGTAAATACTCCAGAGTTAGTGCCAGTATTTAGGTATCCACCTGATGCGTTTGGGGTATATGTATTGTGTGATGAACTAAAAGTGGCGTAGTAAGCCCCACTAGCAGTAGTAAAAGGTAACCCTACAAAGCCTCCTGTTGAAGAACTTACAGTGATTGCTCCATTACTATACCATTGAAAGTGGACAAGTCCCCCAACTTTTACATACAACCCAACACCAAAAGCGCCGCCTGACACTCCATTTAGAGTCAGCGTAAAAGTCCCCTCTTCATAATCGTCCAACTTATTCGCTGAACCTGTACCGCCGAGGTAAATTCCACCTGTTAGGTAGAGGTTTTTGAAGCGTCCACCAG